TGTTCACGGCGGTGTAGATGCTGAAGACCGTGAGTTAGTAAGGGAGATTACAGAAACACAAAAGGATGCAATCATTGTTGCATCATACGGAACCTTTAGCACAGGAATCAATATTAAAAATCTTCATAATGTTATCTTTGCTTCACCATCGAAGTCTCGAATTAGGAACCTACAAAGCATAGGGAGAGTACTTCGTAAAGGTAAAGATAAAGTAAGTGCCAAACTCTATGATATTGCCGATGACTTAACAATCGGTTCTAGAAAAAATTATACCCTTAATCATTTCATTGAAAGAGTTAAGATTTACGTCCAAGAAGAATTTAACTATGACATCGTATCAATTGATATCAAAGACTAAACAAGGAGAACTGTATGGGTATCGAAGACGACTTTTACGCAACAATTAAACTTAAGTGTGGTGATGAAATCTTCTGTAAGGTAGCAGCATCAGAAGAAGATGATAGAACGATGCTTCTTATATCTAATCCGATCGTAGTAGAAGAAGTATCAGTAAGAGGAACAGTAACAGGATATAAGTTTGAACCATGGTTGAAGTCAACCAAGGAAGATATGTTTATTATGAATCTAGAAGATGTTCTTACGATGTCAGAATCAAATGATATTGAAATGATCCTGTATTACCAGGACTACACTCGTAAGATGTTTAAAGGAAACTATTCTAAATTAGATAGAAAGATGGGATACCTGTCTTCTGTTCATGAAGCAAAAGAAGTTTTAGAGAAACTGTATAATAATAGCTAGTACCCATCCTTCAAAGGCGACAAACCTAGTCTATATGGTATTTCGTATCTTGTCAACTACTAGTTGATCTGTTATAATAAGTGAAACGGATTTAAAGATATTATGGCTGTCAATAATGCTTATGGGGTTATGCCAAGACCTAAGAAATCAGAACACTACGTCAATAACAAGGATTTCCTTGCTGCATTGGAATTGTATTTTGCCCAAGTAGAACGAGCAAAGCAAAACGATCAACCAAAACCACCCATTCCAAGATACATTGGTGAGTGCTTCCTGAAGATTGCCAACCATCTGTCATACAAACCAAACTTCGTGAACTACATGTTCAAGGATGATATGATTTGTGATGGCATTGAGAACTGCGTAAGATACGTCCATAACTTTAATCCAGAGAAGTCTAAGAATCCGTTTGCTTACTTCACTCAAATCATCTATTATGCTTTCCTGAGACGTATTCAACAGGAAAAGAAGCAGTTGGAAATCAAGAACAAGATTCTTGAAAAGACCGACTTCGATGAAGTATTTGATGCGAATGACATTGACAGCCAGAACTATTCCGACTACAATTCTATTAAGGATGCTGTTCACTCTAAACTTCGCCAATGAAGGTTGCTATCATTACTGATACCCACTATGGTGCTCGTAAGGGTTCCAAGTTGTTTCATGATTACTTTGAAAGGTTCTACGAAGATATCTTCTTTCCAACCTTAGATAAGATGGGCATCACTCATGTTATACATATGGGAGATGCTTTTGATAGTAGAAAGGGTATTGAATTTAAATCACTAGATTGGGCGAAACGTGTGGTATTTGAACCCCTGAAGCAAAGGGGCATCACAATGGATCTGATGGTGGGCAATCATGATGCATATTACAAGAATACAAACTCAATCAATGCTGTTGAACTTCTTCTTAAGGAATACGATAATGTAACAACATATTCCAGTGCTGAAGAAGTAAAGGTTGGTGACCTAAGCATCTTATACATTCCGTGGATATGCGAGGACAATGAAAAAGAAACTCATCAACTTATTAAAGATTCAGTTTGCAAGGTCGCGATGGGGCACCTTGAACTCCAAGGATTTAAAGCTCATCGAGGATGCATCATGGAGCATGGTGACTCGAGCGAGTTATATTCAAAGTTCACCAAGGTCTTCAGCGGTCACTACCACACTAGATCGGATGATGGACGGGTCTATTACCTGGGAAATCCATACGAGATGTTCTGGAACGACTGTGGTGATCGGAGAGGATTCACCATCTTTGATACAGAAACTCAGGAACATTCTCACATAGACAATCCTTACACACTATTTGAAATCGTATATTACGAAGACACCGACCATCAACTGTTTGATGCTCGCAAGTATGAAGGTAAGATTGTCAAAGTTATTGTTCGCCAGAAGACAGATAGTGTTCAGTTTGAAAAGTTCATTGACAAACTGTATTCCGTTAATGTCGCTGACCTGAAGATTGTAGAAAACTTTGTCTTGAATGATGACGAAGTTAGTTGTGATGATGTAGATACGGAAGACACTCTTTCTATCCTTGATAGATATATTGAGGAGGCAGATATTAGTCTTGATAAATCCCTTGTCAAGAACTACATGAGGGCAACCTATCAAGAAGCATGTGAACTTATCTGATGTTTATACTTACAATCGCTGGTAAAGAAAAAGAAGGAGCATACTCCGTAGTTGATGAAGATGGAGAACAGGTTCTTTATATCTTTGACGAAGAAGACGACGCCATGCGATATGCAATGCACCTTGAGGAACTTGACTATCCTTTAATGCATGTGCTAGAAGTAGATGATGAAGTGATGATCAAGACCTGCGAAATGCATGATCATCGCTATACTGTGATTACTAAAAATGATATTGTGATTCCCCCTGACGACGCGCATGATTACCTTTAAGACTATTTCATGGAAGAACTTTTTAAGCACGGGGAATCAACCCACTACAGTTCAACTAGATAAAAATCCTACATCCCTTATCATTGGTCAAAATGGTGCAGGTAAATCCACTATTCTGGATGCCCTTACCTTTTCTTTGTATGGAAAGTCCTTTCGTAAGATTAACAAAGGACAGTTGGTCAATAGTGTCAACGAAAAGAATTGCTTCGTTGAAATCGAATTCGATGTGAATAATATCGAATGGAAAGTTGAACGTGGAATCAAACCAAACATCTTCAAGATCTATCGCAACGGTGAAGAACTAAATCAAAATGCTTCTGCTATTGACCAGCAAAAGTGGTTGGAGCAGAATGTCTTGAAGATGAACTATAAGTCGTTCACTCAGATTGTTATCCTGGGAAGCAGCACGTTTGTTCCGTTCATGCAACTTCCTGTTGCAAGTCGTCGTGAAGTTGTAGAAGACTTGCTGGATATTAAAATCTTTTCTTCTATGAATGATATCGTCAAGATGAGAATGCGCGATATCAAAGATCAAGTTAAGACCCTGGAATTGAAGAAAGAATCTTTGAAAGACAAGGTTGAAATGCAGAAGGGTTTTATCAAGAAGATTGAAAGTCAAACCAAGACTGATATTGATAAGAAGAAGCAACTAATTGATACCTATCAAAAAAATATTCAGGACAGATACAAGGCTTCATTCGATGTGGAGAATCGCATGGCAGACCTGAAGAAGGAAATGGATAAGTTTGCTGATTCATCAAAACGATTGCGTGAATTTGGTGGTATCAAAGGAAAGATGTCACAACGTATTTCTACCATTGTAAAGGATCATAAGTTCTTCACAGAAAATACGGTATGCCCTACTTGTGATCAAAGTATTGAGGAGACGTTTCGGGTAAATAGAATTAAGGACTCCCAAAATAAAGCAGAAGAGTTGCGAAAGGGGTATGACGAACTCCTTCAGGCAATTAAAGACGAAGAGGCGAGGGAGTCTAAATTCACTGACCTATCAACAGAGGTAAGTAACTCCCTTAATGAAATTAATACTAACAATACTGAAATCACTGGATTCCAAAAACAAATCAGTCGATTGGAATCGGAAATTCAAACTATTGTCGAACAAATCGAAAATCAAAGTATTGAGCACAGTAAGTTATCGGAGTTAAACGAATCCCTACAAGAGACCTTTGATAATCTTGCAGAAAGAAAAGACAAGATTTCATATTATGATTTCATCTACAATCTTTTGAAGGATGGTGGTGTCAAGGCAAAGATTATCAATAAGTATCTTCCACTAATTAATCAGCAGGTCAATCGTTATCTGCAGATGATGGACTTCTATATCAACTTCAAGTTAGATGAAGAGTTCAACGAAACGATTGAAACGCCTATCCACGAAGACTTCACCTATTCTTCTTTTTCTGAAGGAGAGAAGATGCGTGTTGACTTGTCGCTTTTATTCACCTGGCGTGAAATTGCCAGATTGAAGAACTCGGTCAATACGAATCTTTTGATCATGGACGAAGTCTTTGATTCTTCACTGGATGGATTTGGAACAGAAGAGTTTCTGAAGATCATTCGGTTCGTTATCAAGGACGCTAATATCTTTGTTATTTCGCACAAGACTGGTTTAGAAGATAAGTTTAATGAAGTATTGAGGTTTGAAAAGATTAAGGGATTTAGCAGTCTGTTAAGATAAGAGTCAAAATTAATCAAACTTCGTTAAGTTAGCATACGCTGACTATATAATATGTGAAATGAATGGAGATTCATTATGCACAATCTTGTATCACACAATGAACTAGCATCATGGAAGTGGGACGAAAAGGTAACCTCTGACGAGAAATACGACCAAGTGTCCGAATACTTTCAATGCATTTCAGAATGTGAGATCATCGACACAGACGCTAGGAGGTTCTGCAGACACATCCTTACCGAAGCATAATTAACTACTAAGGAGTAACATCACCGAAGTCCCCTGCGCCCCATGGGTGTGGGGGATTGGTTATTGTGACAGTTTTCAAACTGGTCGGACCTTCTCCAAAACGACTCTGACTGCTGTATGATATTCACATACAAAGCAAAGCACGATGACTGTCAACTACGAAATCAAGTCACAACTCGCCCGCCTGCTTGCCACTGAGGACCTGGTGGTTGAGAACCGCAACGTCGCCACCGCGCAGTTCAATGTTGAAACCCGTGTGCTGACGCTGCCGATGTGGAAGCGAGCAAGTGAGAACGTATATGACATGCTGGTTGGTCATGAGGTAGGTCATGCCCTGTTCACCCCCAATGAGTGGGACTGGGAAGATCGTATCCCCCAACAGTTTGTCAACGTTGTTGAAGACGCTCGTATTGAGAAACTGATGAAGCGTCGGTATCCTGGTTTGTCCAAGAGTTTCTACAAAGGATATCGTGAACTGGCAGAGGATGACTTCTTCTGTCTTGAAGGTTCTGATGTCAGCGATTTGAATCTTGCTGACCGTGCCAACCTGTACTACAAGATTGGTAACTTCACTGATATTCCTTTCACTGAGGAGGAGATGTCTCTTGTCAAGATGATGGCAGAGACTGAGACTTTTGCTGATGCTCTGATGGTCGCAGAAGAGATCTATCGTTACTGTAAGGATGCTCAGAAGCGTGAGACTCCTCAGGGGGATCTGCCTCCACAGCAGACTGATCAAGAGGGTGTGCCACAGCAAGAGTCTCAGCAAGCAGGTAACCAGGGATCTAGTGAAGGTGAGCAGGACAACGAGTCTGTTGAACC